ATCGGTCTTCGTTGTTACCGGAATAGCGCAGCACGAAGCCGTCAGCCCCAAGCACGAACGTTTGAGTTGTCCCGGTGAAGTTTGCGTCGTGGATGTTCACGCGCCAATCGCCGCCTAGGTCGTCGGTAAATTCTGCCTGTAGTCGTATCGGGTCAGCCATTAAAATCCTCTTACTCGGTTTCGGTCAATTGCATTGCGTTCGCTCGTTAACAATATGTCGCGGCCGCTAATCTTGCCAGTAACTTGTACCTGCTGCCCGCCCAACATGCCGCGCAGCTTGTCGAGTGGCGCGATAACTTCCGGGTTCGTCTTTGCGCCGGGGTACTCACCCACAAGGCCCATCGTAGGCCCGTAAACCAAACCGCCCTCGGCAAAGGCTGGCACGCCGCTTTGTTCTGCGCGTTTTGCTATTGCGCCTTTAAGACCTGCACCCAACGCAACAAGGGCAACACCGGCAGCAATGGCAACCGGGCCGGCTAACGATGCCAAAGCAACTTTAATCTGCTCGATGGCAATACCGTAACCAATTGCAAGCGTTCCAAGTTGTATTGCAAGGTCAGCGAATACGCCTAACAACATAGCTCCAACGCCTTTCATTCCTTGACCCGTTGCAATGCCTTCGCCCAGCATCATGCCAAAGCCGACAATTGCCGAATTTACCGCGCCGTTTATGCTGTCTGTTATATTCTTGTTCAGGTCTTCAAAATCCTTTTCCATTTGGGTCATGGTTTCCCTGTCGTAATCGATTGACGGGACTTCCTCCAATGTGTTAAACAACGCGCCTAAGCTGTGGTTAGCTTGGTCGGTGCTGTCTTTTATTGGCTTCCATATATCGGTGTCGGGTACTTCCTCCAGCTGATTTATGAGGAAACCAAGTGTATTGCTTTTATCTTTTAGTTTCTTGGTTGTTTGCTCTGTGGCATTGCCAAGCTCTGCAAAGCTTTCCGTTACTTCAGTAACAGCTGGTTCAGTGGCAAGGATTTCGGCGTGTACAGCTTCGAATCCTTTTAACGCCTCTTCCATTGCTGCCAATTCTTCGGAATGCCGCGCGATGCTTTGGTTGTGGATTCTTCGCTCTATTGCGTCGCCAACCATGACCGTTTTGCGTAACGCCTCTACAGCGGCGCGTTGCTTTTCAATCGCTTCCTTTTGCACCTCGATGCGGGCGGCGGCAACACGTAGTGCCTCGTCCTTGTCCAAGCCATTCAACTCGTCGCGCAGCTTTTTAATTTCTACCTGCGCGTCGGTCGAGTTTTCGTAAAGCAAGTACGCGGCCGTTGCAACCCCTGTAATTGCGGCAGCGGCTAAAACGAAGGGATTCGTGAGCATTGTTGCGTTGAGTGCCCCAAACGCAATTTTTGCTGCTTTAATTCCTGCAATAAGGTTTGGCAAAATAAAAAGCACCGGGCCAATAGCAGCAGCAACGCCGGCAATGGCAAGCGCCAAAGTTTTTGTACCGTCGCTCGTTCCTTGCAAAAACTGCACAAACGTTTTTAAGCGGTCCACGATCGGGCGCAGGTACTGCACCAAAAGGCGGCCAATTTCTTCCTGCAAATCGCCGAACGAATTAGCAAGCTGCGTGAATCCGCCGTCGGCTTCGGCTGCTGCTTCGGCACTGCCGCCGTATTGCTTGTTTAATTCGTCCAGTATTAGCGTTTGCGCTTCGGCAAGGTTGCCCGTTTCCGTAAGGCTTTTAATTACCGCTTTTTGGTCTTCGCTGAACTGGATACCCGAACGGCTCAACGCGCTGAGGTTTGCAACTGGATCGTTCAACGCTTTGCCCAACTGAATACTTGCGCCCTTCAAATCGCCGTCCAAGCGCGTAGCCAAATCTAAGGCGGCTTGTTGCGTACGTGCGAAGTTTTGGCCGCTGATATTCGTAAACGTCAAAAGCTGCGCCGTGGCGTCCTTTAAAATAACTTCATCGCCAAACAGCGTTTTGTTTTGCAAATCGGTCGCCATCTTTTGCAGCTCCTGCGAAGTAAAACCGACCTGCCCGGCCGTCGATTTTAAACCGGCTTCGACCTGTGCAATCGCTTTATTTTGTTCGCGGAATGCCTGCACGCTGGTCGCGCCCATAATGGCAAGCGGCGCGGTAATTCCTACCGTAAGGTTGCGCCCAAGGTTTTGAATTTCGCGCGTGTTCTTCGCAATGCTTCTGCGCGCGTCGCCTAAGCCCTGATTGAGCTTGGAAGTATCCGCGCCAACTCTTAAAATTAAGTCCCCTAATTTCGCCATGTCATTGTGCTAACTGTCGCAAGATACTAAAGCCGTCGGCGGCCTTTTCTTTCTTCTCCCATGGGAACGTAGCCAGGTCTTTGGGCGTTATCCGTTTCTTTACGTGTGGGTTTACTACGATGGCGGCAAGCCAACGCGTGCGCTCCCATTCCGCCTTCTCGCGTTCCTCGATTTGTTTGTAGTGGCCACGCATGGCGTTGCCGAATTCGGTGAACGTCAAATCGTAAAGCAAAAAAGGGGTTAGGCGCAACTGGCCCAACCCCATTTCCTCAATTTCGTCCCAACTCAACGGCTTGCCTTGGCCCTCGTTTTTTTTTGAGTGCCCATACAGTCCGCAACGGTTTTACTCAGTGCTGGCAAGTCGGCGATTTCAATCAATCCCAGGAAATCGTCAACGTCCATTTCGAACGCCATGCCTTGCGCCTTGCACCCTTCCTGAACAAAGTAATAAACCAGCTCAGGAATAAGTGTTACGTCGTTGCTGTCAACTTCGGCAACCTTTTTGCCGGTGTTGTCTTCAAAGCGTTTCCAAGCTCGCATGGTAGCGCGAACTGGGAACGTCTTGCCGTCAAGTTTAATTTCAATCATGCAGCGAAGTTATTACGCAATTACCTCGCGAACAACTGTGCCGGTTACTTCGATTGTCATTGAAAAGCCTACGTTGTCTTCAACGCCGGCTGTTTGCTCAAGGCTGGTGATGTAGCCTGCAACGTCAAACTGCTCGTCGCCTGCGTTTGCAGATGAACCCGAACCCGTGTTCGTGAAGATTACGTACAACTTCTCGCCTGCAATTTGGTGATCTACCAACTGGTTAAATCCGTTCGTTGCGTCTTCTGCAAACAACCCGGACAGGCTCAAGCTTGCCGACTTAAGGCCGGGCAAAAGCTCGCGCCAACCGCCGCTTGTCTTTGTTGTGATGTCGCGCATATCCGTACTCATGGAGATGCTGCATTCGGTTACGTGGTCTACTACTACCTCGCTGTCGTCAGTCGTGCCCAAAAAGACACGGATGGACGAACTGTTAATGATGCCAGTTGTTTGGGCCATTATTTCTTAGATTTTTTTGGTTCTGTCTTTTCGGGTTTGTCCAGGTATCCTCCGGCCTTCAACTTCGCAGCAAATTTGTTGGATACGTCTACAACCGTTCCGGCGGACCATTTCCAGCCGTCCTTGTTGTATGGTTTTTGGATTGTTACCTTCATGGGTGCAATTTAGTGATATTCATTTTTACAGTCCTGCGCGCATGGCAGCGAGTTCGCAGTGCCGTGGCTCTATGCTGTCGAGCGTAGTTACCAGCAGCTGACCGATTGGCCTAAGCGTGCCTTCCTTGTCGTTTGCTCCCAGCACCGCACTCACGGAATGCGTGCCGAACTTGCGGCCTTGCTTTGTGATGCAGGCGCGGTTCAGCAGTTCCGCCGCCAAGATGCTTAGCACCTTGCTCATGGATCGTGCAGCTTCATATATCTCGCGCTTGTACATCCTCGGCCTTTGCGCTGTGTACGCTATGGCGAGCAGCGTGCCGTACAGCAAACCGACGGGCATGGCTACGCAGGCGAGCGCAAACAAGGTTACGGTCTTGACTGCTTTGATAATCACAGCGAAGTCAGGTATTGCAGCAGGTCGGCAATGGTGATGAAGCCGTCAAGGTTCAGATCGTACTTCACGTTGTAAGGCGGCGGCGTGGCGGTGAAGTACGCCAGCATTTCAAGGATGAAGCTCATATCTCGTCGTCAGTGAACCAGCCGTTGGTTACCATGTATTCATGGTCGCGCACG